CTCAAGAAGTATGACCATTTTGATGATACTGACTTCTTATAACGTCGATTTCGATTTGATGAAGATGTTCAGCATTATCTTGGTCCTTTAGTAGAGGAATCTATTTTTAAATCCTTACCGGGTAAATGCTCATATTCCATTACCTCATAGTACTAATTAACTTGATCAACTCCTTGCCTTCAACCTCTTCTCCTTCCCCTCCCATGTCCGAACAGGTTATACTTCCTAAGGACATTACCTTAAGAAATCTAGCTATTTGCTATAAGAACGAGGACTTACCTCTCGCTTATCAATCTAAAGATGGGCCTGTTAAGTCAAGAAGTTTCGACATTCTAACAAGAGGAATACTTAAGTTCAAGCTCAAGCCAGCCTTCAGGGCATTTGAGAGAGTGATTAAGGAGAGAATTCCTGTGTTTGACAGAACAGTCCTTGATGCGAATTATCAAACCTGGCGCTTATTGAGTGACTTGCTTAGCGATAAGTTCCTTGATGACAAAAGCTTAAGGGATGGCACAGAAGAACATGATATTGCATCATCAATAAAGATGTGTTCAGCACGCATCGGAAACTGGGTCAGCGAGGATAATGTACAAGAAATTCGATCATCATATGACGATGGACTGGTGGAATACTCTAACTTCGCAAGACTGGCCAAGTATATAGAAAGGTCTAGGGATCAATTCAACGCTGGGACCTCGAGGGCAATTATTGAGTGGAAAAGAAATGGTGCAAAGGGCATATTCGACCCTCCTGATCAGTTCAGCGCTAGAAAGTCTATAAAGGTTTACCAAGTAGGAACTCTAGTCTTAGTTGAAATTTATAAAGAAGATAGTGAAAGCATTAAATATCTATTAACAAACATACATCTAACAAGAGCGATTGATTATCTAAAGAGCGGGGGAATCCTTGCCCTCTTCGCCAGGGACATTGATGGATTTGAAGTGAAGAACGTCAGAACGCTACTTAGGAAGCAAGTTAAGCTCGGATTGCTTACCCCAAATGGAGTCGGTAGCGTATTTAAATCTGCGAGACAGATACTTTTCTTAAGAGGCGACAGGAACAAGGCACTGGGAGTCAGCCCTGTTTCATTATATGTGGGGGGACTTGAAGGTGTTAAAGAAAAGTACTCTGAGACTGTAGCAGATTTCCTAGAGGACCTAACTGATAACAGGAAATCAGCTATAAACTTGGCTAACATATTCAGAATGGTTCCTCACCCCGACCAGGACATGGATAAAGTATTTGCTAGCATAGATGGTTTCAAGATAAGCAACAATGTCGATGTAACAAAGACATCAAGGTTTGAAGGAATGGTAAGAAAGGCCGTTTATGAATCTTTAACACAACAGAGAATTTCGGTTAGAGCCAGACCTAAGGACCCTGATGATGACCTTAGTAATTCATTCGCAGATTCCATAAATTCCACTTCAACCCCCGTCGCTTCTATTCTTTCCGCAGGATACACTAAGTGGTCCGGCATACTATTTGAAGTAGTTCCAGGAATATTCGACTCTGAGAAGCAAGACATACCCGTATCAAACAAGTCCTCTGGAGCCAATGCTAGATTGACTAAAGACGAGATTGAATCAATTCCACTTATGGAGTCCTTCAATGAGTACAATTATATGAAAAGGAGACTTAAAGCTGTCAATGACATAATAAGCGTCCTTAAAGGAACAGAC